GTTTGATATGTACAAATCATTTCCAGTAATGTTTCCAGCTACTGTGATACTTGATGAAGATATGTATTGTCCATCAACATTCGTGGCAAATACATCAGTAGAGGTGACAGTGCCAGAAACCAAAACATTACCAACCACATCTAATTTTTGATGTGGAGCGGTCGAACCTATACCAACGTATCCAGCTTTGTGGCTTCCTTCACCGCCAGAAATATATAATACACTAGTGCCATCATCTTGAAAATTGATAACCGGTTGCAGTCCAGTCTGATTGGCTATAATAGCAGGACCCGTGCCAGAGTTTTGTACATTTAACGCATAGGATTCTGTACTAGTGGAAGTTATAGTTATAACTCCACCGGATACACTTAAATTTCCAGTAATAAGAACGTCATCTGTTACGGAAAGATTAGTTGTGGTAATCGTGCCAACCACGGTGGCATCCCCAGTGATCGAAGCGTCGCCAACGACGGTCAACATTTGAACGGTATCTGCGACAAGATATGTCGTCGAAATCGTTGATGCCAATATTGTGCCTGTCGTCGTCAACCCTGTCGTCGTGATAGTTCCTGTCTTGGGGTCAGACTTTAGTTCCTTGTTGGATGTCAAATTGAAGTTCCCGTCGCTCAACTGAATGGCTCCCTTCTTTCCTGAAGCAGAGGCACTTCCTCCTCCACCGCCAAGATTGTTGTCTATGGAACTCATTTCCTATTAATTAAAGATATAAAAACCTATTCACATAAATACGATGGACAACTTTGATCCAAATAGCGAGACACATGTTCAGTGGCTAAAGATTTCTTTTGAGAAGATGGAGTATTACACTGCACCCGAGTCTCAAAAGAACGGCAAGGAGTTCGTCAAGTTCGTAAACTCGAATCCATTTGGGCTAACTATTAACGCCAGCAACGTCATGGACTGGCCAATGATCCACTCGATGATTGCCACCAAGTACGCAAGGGCGGTTCTCACTGGTCAAGCCTGGCTACCCTGATCTCGTAGCCAGGAAACGTGCGACCGACCTCTGAAAGGAAATTTTCCATGATTTTGGTTCCTTGATTTGACATAAAGTCAACGTAGATCATTTGTTCTTTGTGATCTACCTTGATGGGTATTCCAATACTTCGTAATCCATCATAGTGGAATGGGTTCACTGGTACTTCAATGGTAGTTGTCTCCATGGTTTAGTCTACAATGCCACATTAGTTTTAATACTGTATCCTTTGTAGATCTTCTTTGCCTTTTTGACACATTCATCATGGAGGTTCCCGATGAAGTATCTGGACATCGTGACGGTCACCATTTTTTCATGATCATCCACTTGGGCTTCAAAGTCTATGGTCCTGATGCCTTCGAACTCCAGGGGCGAAACTTCCATGGCGATGGTCTCGTGTCTCATACTTAAAAATAATATGACTTTTATTTTTAAATGCTCTACTACAGTTGTCTGTTCAGGAACGTGCCTGCGTACATGTTCAATAAGCGCACCGAACTGAAAAGACCCACCAAAAAGATGATTGAAAATCCTCACAAGCATGTCCATGACTGGATGGAGCACGAGGAGCTCTATTCTCGTCTTCACGATCAACGGGTTCGCGAACAAGAGAACAAACTGGATGCCATGGAGTTATTCTGTAAGGAAGAACCTCATGCGCTAGAGTGTAGGATCTATGATGTTTAGTGCTGAGCCAGGGACATGGCAAAAGGATTCTTGTCCAGCTGCTTGACGGCGACTCCCAACTGATTGGTTCGGAAATCTGCATTTCCCTTGTAGGCATTGTTATTCTGCTTCCAAGTGATATCGTAATTTTGGGCGATGGACTGGTTGCCGGCGCCTCCTTGGACAACCGTGGAAAGGCTGTCGCGGGTCTTTGTGGTCTTTCCTTGAACCTGCGTGGCAGAGCCTCGGACGTTCATGCGACCACCCGGCGGCGTGTAGCCCTTGTTCCCGCGGTCGGAGGGTCTGAGGAGAATGGTATTCTGCGTCTGCTGATAGCCACCTTCGAATGAGTGAATTCCTGGGGCCGCCACGTCGTTGGTGCGCGCCGCAAAGTTCGCCTTGTTTCGCGTCGGGGTATCTTGCAGAGTCCCTTCCGAGACGAATTTCTTTGGAGCGCCAAATTCAAGTCCATCCATGCGGGTGGAAGTCTCCGATCGGATAGTGGGTCGGATTGTCTTCACGTAGCGCTCGCGCTCGCTCGCGCCGGTGAGCATGCCACCCTGTCCCTGTGCGCGACCCCGTTCCAGAGGACGCTTTCCCTCGGCGCCCAAAAGTTGATAGGTTTTCTGTGGGCGATTTTGAGTGACGGTAAGACGTTCCGTTCCGCGGTCAACAAAGTCTTTGGCGGGACCCGACCTTCCTGGGAGCGTGGTCAATCGGTACGCGCCGACGTTGTTGGGCATCACGCGGAACTGCTGCTGATAGCCACCGTAGGCGGGCATACTTGCGGGCACTCCCAGACCTGGACCGACGAATCTCTTTTCCACGGAAGTCAGGTTGTTCATGCGACTCGAAACATTTTGGCGATCGTACAGATTGTAGACCGGCTGACCAAACGGAAACTGAACATTGGGTGAAGTGTCCTGAAGGTTCGCAACGACCTCCTTCTTGGGGTTGATGACGCCACCCATCGGGTTGTTCGGGTCATACGTTCCCGTGAACAGATCCGTCACGGCAGTCAAATCCTGACCAGGTGTGTTGATATTTCTGGCAAAATGAGGCAACTGCTGTCTTTCACGACTGGGAAGGGGTGCGGAAGCAAAACCTTCTTTGCGATCACTGCTGGCGATTTGACGACCCGCCACAGCAATCCCTAACAAGGCCACAAGACTCAATGGGTCCATATTAAAACTAGGGTAGATTTAAATTAAGCTGGATAACGACGATCGAATACGGCGTTCTGGACATTGGCGCGACTGCTCGTGGGATCCCACGACCGGGTCCGAAGAGGGACCGAGCACGACATGTCATTGGAAGGGAAATCATACTCGCGCCCTTGGTACCCCTTCTTGAAGAAGGTGGTGGATTGAGGTCGGAGCATGTCTTCGACCATGATGAGCGGTCCGGGAGCTCCCTTTCCTGCCATGTAGGGGGAGGTGCCGTAGATGGGCGTCGAGGCGCGTCCCGATCCGGCATAGTTGAGGTTGCTGATCACCGGGGGAGCCATCACGTGATCGTAGGCACAATTTACCGGAAGACTCTCGGAATCCAAAAGAACCGACGAAGTATTGAGCTGATAAGCCATATTACTATCAACCGAGATTTTAAACACTGCCGCCGAAAGTGCCTCGGATCTGCTGAAGTTCGGGCATCCTGGACTGTCCAAACATGGACGCGTCATTGGGATAGCAGGCGCCATCATCCGAACGACACACTTTGTCTACCACTGAACCGTATGCCGCCTTGGCGAACCCTGATTGATCATTTGGAATGGTAGTAGAAGGCATGCTGTAAAATGAACGGAACGCCTGGTTGCGACTCGAATAGACGTCCGCTTGGTCTGTTGGCATTCCCTGATTGAGAAACTTCTTCACCTTGTCCTTGACGGTCGGATAGTAGCACGCGGCGGGTCGCTTCGGGTTGTCCACATAGTCCGAGAGGAGCACGTTGCCCATGGGATTATCCATTGTCGGCTGCGTACAGTTTTGACCTGGATTATTTGCATTGTAATGAATGTTTTCATCCTCGAACGAAGCCGGTCTCATGCCTTCCTTGATCCCACCGGCCAAAAACATAGAAGCCATTACCATAATAACCGTGAGACCTAGATAAAGAACTCGAATGTCATGATTGATAAGATAAAGGATCGCCATGGTATAGATAATGAATCGGGTGGCAGCGTTAAGTCTCTCCACCGAGGTCTGCTTAGCCAGAGGCCAAAAGATCAGCACCTTGTTCTTGGCAAACAGGTGAGATGGATTTCTAAACCACGGTTGTTCCATTCTTATTTATTGACTAGTTATTTTTTTCAAGTATCTTGGTGAGGTTCCCCATGAGCGGACCGAGGGCGCCCATGATCTTCGCCTCGTCGAGACCTCCCTGACCGTCGCCGAACTGCTGCTCGACCTTGGAGGTCATCTCCTGCATCATCGCGGGGTTCAAAAGATTTCCAAGAATGCCGGCGAGGGGGTTGGACCCGGCGTCGTCATCTTCGCCCTGGGGTGCAAACATCTTATTGATCATTTCGGGTGAAAAGTCCATTTTGGTCTCGCGAGACGCCTGAACTTCCTCTTCGCTGACGTTGTTGCCGAGCACGTAGAGACCCTGGACGTACTGCCAGATTGCCGAGCGACTCCCGTCGGAAAGTTCAGACTTCCACATGGACTCCAGATCCAGGGTCTTGAGAATTCCGTAACTCCGCGAGAGCTCCTCGAATATGCGCTCGTCCCGATTGCGAATGAGATCCTCGTGGGGCTTCACATTCTTCATAAACGTTTCCAGGCAGACACCAGGATCCTTCTTGATCAGCATACTGACCGTATTCCTGTAGGTCTTCACAATGGTGTTCTCTGGGAACGTGTGGGCCAGTTCATCTACAAACTGCAATAGAAGCTCGTTAAATGTGTCTACACTGGCCATTTCGTATTACTTAATTAGAGTAAAATCTTTAACTACATAACGCGACTAATTTCCGGAAAAGGTGTTTCGTATATCTGTTCGCGTTGTGAAATTCCCATATAGACGATAAACCCCACCAAAATTGCATTAAGAATTGCTGGCTTGATCATTTCGGCATTTCTGGGTGGCGCTTCTCGGTTGAGCCGTGCCACCAACTGGATATAAGCCATTGTAATAATCCCACCAACAAGAGCGGCGATCAAAGGGTTCTTTAAAGAATCACTTATCATTATTAATTAAAGTAGATTTTTGTACGTTTAACGATTCGCACCGGGGTTGATTGAGAAGTCCTCTTCTTGGTCCATGTTTGAGGGAGGCATTGGTTCTGCTCTTTTGATGAGACTTTCCTTGAAAGTAAAATTTTTAGTTTCCTCCATGGGTTCCTCCACTGGTGCGGTGGTTTCTTCTGGCATTGGCGGGGGCACTTCTTCGCCGTGATCGACCACTTCGGATGACTCTCCTTCGTCCTCGCCCTCTTCTGGCAGTGGAAGTTCTCCTTCGCCGGGAAATTCTCCTTCTTCGCCGATTTCCGCGTTGTGAGCTTCCTCGGATTCTTCCTGTAGTCTGTCCATCGGATTCTTGTTCAGATAGGTCTTCAGGATTTGATTAATTGGAAGCATTTCCTTGACAGTTTCCTCGACCACTCCGTCCATCCTCTTGACGAGATCCTTGCGACGATCGTTTCGGCTCGCCACCTCCTGATATAGGTAGGGATCTTCGTAGATTCGCTTGGCGACATTGGTGTAGACGCCCAGGACGAACACGTCGTTGGTGGGAATCTTGAGCGACACCTTGCGCGAATCCTTGGAGAGTCTGACCGAAGAAATGATCTTGACCGTGGCCACAAAGACCGCGGCGACCATCTCGTCCAGGCAGCCACCGCAGCGATCCACACACTTTCCCACTTCTGTATCGATCTGGTAATTATTCCACTGGGGGATCTTGGCCAGTTTGTCCTGGAATGCCTTGAGCGCCTGTTTGCCCTGAGTTTCCGCCCTGGCATCCGCATAGAGAGTGTCCATGCAGTCAAGGGCACTTGGCAAAATGGTGGACGCAAGCTGGTTGAGGAGTTCCTTTTTGGCCTCCACAAGCACGTTCAGGTTATTGTCCATACTTAATGATAAATTTCATTTAATTCAGCGATATTTGTCCGCGGCTTTCTTGAGGTTTGCCAGGGACGCAAACTCATTCTCGGGTTCCTTGGGTTTTGATTTTTTCGTCTTTTTGGACGTTTTTGGGTACCACGAAATAAACAACTGTCCATTTTCATAGTTGTGAGTAAAAAATCCTCCATTAATGAATTGTCTTTCTACGTATTGTGTGGCCTTGATCAAATCAAACGTTGGAAATCCTATAAGGAACGAAGGAACTTGCACCCAGGTTTCGTGGAGCCCAAGGTCCGCGACTTGTCTGACCTTGCTGCTGGCACGTTCGTACAGTTCCGTATAGAGTTTCTTTTTTAGCTCGCGCTTCCGATGATCGATCTGTTGTACATCATCCACGCGCAGAGGCATTTTCTACTAAACGCCGAGTTTTTACTAGCGCAAATAAGGCGTGACGGGAGGATTGAATTGTCCCACCGGGGTCGTCGCGGTCGATTCGTACGTCTGAAAATCTTCGCCCCACTTGTCCTTGATCGCCTTCTCGGCAAGCGCAAGTGCGGACTTCTCTGGTATAGAAGCATTTGCAATAGTATCGTAGGTCACCCATTCTCCCGCCTTGAGAACATCCTGGAAGGCTTTGATTTTGCTTCCGTCTTCCAGGGGCTGACTTGTGATCCCCTGGATCTTGATACCCTTTTCGTCGCCGATCGCAATGACATCTACCTCGGTACCGTAAAAACGATCCGTTTCGAGCAAAAGGAAACGTGCTCTGTAGGTTGCTGGAATATTATCAGGAACGGTGGCATAGTCGGCATTTCGCTTCAGTTGTTCCAAATAGTTCATGAGTGACGTTCTCGTCTGTCTCTCCTGTTCGTAACCATCGCCGCCACGCGTTCCGGCCGAGATGGCATCCCTTTCCTTGAGAAATTTTACATAGGCATCATAAACGTCAGGACGCTTTTGTTTGAGCTCGGCGACCTTTTCGGGCGTGTTGAAGACCTGGACGAATATGGTCTCAATGGGAAACATTTTAAGACCCTTTGTACTAAAGATCATCTCGGTGGTTGCGTCGAGAATTTTCTTAATCATCAGTGCCTTGACCGATACATCTTCCATAGGATTACCTTCGATATCGAGATTACCTTCTGTGATAATACCCGAAACCTCTGGACGAAACCCAGCAAACCCACGATCCCACTTGAACCCTTCCCGGTACTTGAAAAATAGCAACAGGGCAAACACCGCCAGTGCGAACAAAAGTAGGTTCTGCATACGCATCTTATATACTACCGCGAAATTATATCGCCTGATAAATTCATTGTTTCTTGTAAAGAGGTAATGTTCGCCCTTATGCTTTATAGCCCAAGATGTGAATTCTGTCTTGAGATTTTTAATTTATTGGAACAATGTCCAATCAAAGATCAGGTACAATTTCAAAACATTCACGAAGCGCCTGTCCCTGAAGATTACAGGAAAACATTGACTCACGTACCGGCGCTGATCGTCAAAGACGGAAGACTGTTAATGGGAACTGAAGTTAAACAGTGGGTCCTGGCAATGATGCCAACCGAAGTAGAGTCATTCGATTCAAATGCATTTGCATCGTTTGACGGCAACCCTTCCATCGTTCAGGGACTTTTTGATCTCGAATCGTATGGAACTCCCCTGGCACCTCCATTGACACCCGATCTGGAAGCCAAGATAAACAAGAAAATACAAAACTAAACACAATGATCACGAGATCAGAAGAAGTTCCTAAATCACTCGGCAATGTTTACTCTTACAAGCAAGGATACAGTTCCTGGAAAGAATTTCTAAAACACGAAGGCGATCCCGGATTCAAACGATTTTTAACAGACCTTTATGCTCACAAATTAAAGAAATAACGCATTTATCTAGTAAATGTTTTTTAAAACAATTCAAGCTTCGGCATTTAAGAATATTTTTGAGGTTCTCAAAGATATCCTAAATGACGTTAATGTATCATTCAGCAAGAAAGGTATTCACATGCTGACCCTTGACAATGCCAGAACGGCAATGGTCGAATTATTTTTAGATGCAAAACAATTTGAAGAATACTCGTG